AGAGACGAGCTGATTACCGTCTCGGACGCGCACATCGACGCCCGGTTGTCGGCGTACCACACGGTCCCGTTGACCGACGCGAGCGACATCATCGTTCTCCGGGGGATCAGTGTTGGCCTCACTGCTGGGCAGATCGCCCGTATCCTCTACGGCGAGCGTGGTGATGCGGACGGGAACTCGGTCCTGTGGAAGCTGTACGATGAGGCGGTGGACCTGTTGGAGTGCATCATCAAGGGCGAATTGAAGATGCAGACGGCGCGTAAGGCGTTCGTGTCCCTCGGCGTCTTCGTTGCCCATGACCAGACGAGTACGACGCCGGAGAACCGCGTCACAATGGGGATGGATTTCTAATGGCCGCCGCCGGGGTATCGATGGATCTCAGAGGCATGAAGAAGTTGGGTCTGTGGGTAAAGTCCATGACCACCTTCACTCGTGATATGAGTCCGTACTTCGAGGCGGCGGTACCGGCGCTAAAAGAGCGCGTTGAACAGACGTTCGATGACGAAGGCCCAGGGTGGCAACCTCTCGCCCCGAGTACGATCGCGGCAAGGGTCCGCGCTGGTTACGGGTCGGGGCCGATCCTCCAACAGACAGGAGCATTGAGACGGTCGGCGACGGACGACGCAGAGGTGAACATATCCAGACGTGGGATGACGTACAGGACGACACTTCCGTATGCGAAAACCCACCAAGAAGGAGCGGGGAGAATACCCCGTCGTAGTTTCATCAACATGGAACAGCTAACCCCTGTTCTTGTGGACGAGTTCGGGATGGCGTTTAGAAAGAGGTTCCTGAGTACGTTCAGGGCCAACTTCGGCGGCGGGAGGTAATACGTGGCGAATACCTACACGCATCCGACAGAGGCGTCACTGGCGGCAGACGAGCATAGTCTGGATTTCCTTGACGAGATGAAAGCTCTCCTCGAGGAAGTGGCAGACGCTGGTCTTCTGGTCGGTGTCGGTACCCCTGCGCGGCGTGTGGCGAAGAACCGCATATTCATCTCCGGTCAGAAACTGCCAGCCCGGTTCCCGGCCATTCGGATTGAAGAAGCTACGACGCGGGAAGAGTTCTGGACGATGGGAGGAACGGACAGCGGGGAGCGCCGCCTCGACTACGAGTGCCGTATCACGGTGATGGACAAGATCACTGGGAACAGCGAGCAGTCGAGTCGTAGCACGGCGAAGCTCTCCGACCGGGTCCGTCAAATCCTGTCGAACAACCGGACTCTCAACAGCCGGGTCGTGGACCTGCTTGTTACCCCTGTACGGAAGGGAATGTTCAACCCTTCCGGCGACTTCGTGATGGCGGGACAGATGACGGTGACTGCGTGGCAACTCGTGGACATTGTCGGTACCTAACGGAAGGGACGGCGCAAAATGGCTGTCTACAAGGGTCGGAACGGCAAGCTCCGCATTGGTAAAGTGGATACTTCGGAGCAGACGGCGACGGAAGATACCACCCAGCAGGCAGCTATTGGCCAGATCGCGTCCTGGCGGATCAGCGGTGGACCGGACATCGAAGACATCACCGAGTTCGGTGACTCGTGGGGAAACCACGTCACCACGTTGAAGCGGTGGTCCGGGTCAGCGGAAGGTTACCTCGACGTCGCGGCGGCATCCAGTGAGCAGGACAACATCCTGGGTCTGGTGGTCGACGGGTTCACCGTGGACCAGACGAACACCGGCGATACCCTGGGCCATGTCCAGGGGCAGTTCAACATCGACACAACCGGTGGCACTGGTGCGATACTGGGACTCATCGGCAACATCATCCCCTCGTTCGAGATCACCGGTACGGTCGGTGGCATCTTCCTCGTGTCGTTCACATTCCAGGGTTCGGGTGCGTTGGCGTACATCACCAACGGTACGACGTAAGGAGAACCACCGATGTCTGTTTATCAGGGCAGAAACGGCTTCCTTCGTGTGGTTGCTCCCGTGGCCGCGGAGCAGACTGGCTCCCATCTGACGGCGTCCCAGGAGGACGCCCTTCAGATGGCGTCGTGGCGTATCAGTGGCGGGCCGGACATCGAGGACATCTCCGAGTTCGGGGATTCCTGGGGCAACCACGCGACCACCCTCAAACGCTGGTCGGGTTCCGCCGAGGGGTATCTGAACGCAGCCGATGGGGTTGGTCAGACTGAGATCATGGGCGCCGTGGTGGACGGTTGGACTTCCAATCTGACCCCCACCAGTGGCGACACCGAGATGCAGTTCAACGGCCAGTTCTACATCGACGACTCCCCGGCGACACAGAGCAAGTTGCTGTTGTACGGCAACGTGGTCCCGTCCTTCGAGATCACGGGGAGCGTTGGAGGGATATTCCTTGTGTCGTTCACCTTCCAGGGGTCCGGCGCTCTCACCTACTCGGCGGTCGGTGAGGTCAACTAAGACCCGTAGAAGGGAGGGACGCGATGGCTGCTGCAAGAGGACGCTTGGGGGCGATCTACTACCCCACAGGCGACTACGACATCAACTCGGATGTCATGGCCCAGGAAGGCGGCGCGTCGAGTGGCACCGGGGTGTACAAGATCGCCACGGCAGCTACTCGAATCACCGTTGCGATGAAGCCGTCCGCGACCGTGGACGACTTCGTGTTGGACCCCGACGCGTTGACCCCGACAGCGATCGACAGGCCGGTCTGTGAAATGACCAGTACCGCCAATCTGTCGTCGCCAGTGATGGACGCCACGGGTAACACGGCAACCGCGTGTTACTCGCTCGGTCAGGCGGGAGGGTTCGTCAACTGGCGAATCACCGCTGGACCGGACATGGAGGACATCACAGAACTCGGCGACGCGTGGGGCGCTCATGTCACGACCCTAAGACGGTGGTCTATGACTGCCGAGGGGTTCTGGCAGGATGCTAACTTCACGGTGGACGCCGAAGCTGGCAACGTCGATATTGACGACTCGCCCATGTGCATCGTGGCGTTCATCGACATCGACAACACATCCAACTATCATCGGCTAGTTGGGTTCATCGAGGGCGTACAGTTCGAGGTCGGTGTGCCGGTGGGCGGCATCGTCTCGAAGTCGATTACGTTCACAGGGCATGACGGACTCTTCTTCCGTGATGCCTCAACCTGATCCTCGGATCACATACAGACGACACTACGGAGGTACGTGGGATGGCAACGGCAACCGCAGCGGACAAAGCAAAGGAAGCTCTGGCTTCGGCGAAGGTGTCCGACAAGGACGACAAGGATGCTGCGCCGGTCAAGACGAAGATGGACCCCTCGCGTCGAGAGATGCTGGAAGTGGGGAACGTCGGCCTGACGGTCGAGGTCAATGGTCGGGACTACTCGATCAAGTCCATGACGATGAACGAGCGGATCAAGGTGCAGGACCATTTCAAGGTCACCACCTACTCCGACCTCGACATCGGCGACATGAAGGTTCAGCGGTACATCGTCTGGATGCTCATGGTCAAGACGGACTCGGACCTGACCGAGGAAGCCGTGGGCGACATGTTCAACGCGGAGAATCAGGACACCTGGGACTACATCATGTTCCTCTCGTCCTTCAAGGGCGACCACGCGGACATGGAGCTTCTGGCGGCAAAAAACGGCCGCAAGGCGAGGATGGAAGCTCTCCGCGAGGACTTGGAGATTACACCGAGTCAGACCTCGCCGGACTCGACGACGGACCTCTAAAATACGAGATCGCCAAACGCCTCCTGGCACAAGCCAGGGGGCAAGTCAGCGACTACGTGGCGTGGAGGTACCTGTTCGGTCTGTTGGCGCACTTCTACTCGTTCTCGCCGGACGATGTGATGAACCTGACGCCGAAACAGATCGAACACTACTCCGAGATGATCGGGTACGTGAACCCGATGGCTCGGAAGGAAGGCGACCCACCGGCACCACTGGACGTGGTCCAGGGCATGGCGGAACGGGCGGGCATCAGCGCCCCGACCTCCGTGGGTCCGGTGTTCGAGGACGGCGACCTTGTGGACGGCCACAAGGAACAGACGTACCACCTCATGGGTGACGAAGCCATCCGTGGGTAACTCGCCGGAGCTTCTATGTCCACAGCAGTAGAACTGGCAGTACGGGCGCAAACGAAGTCGTTTGAGGACGGCTTCCGTCGGATGAACGTGAACTCCGAGCGCCTGAACAAGACGCTGTCCGACATGTCCCGGAACACCATACGGTCCCTGAACGATGGGATGACCCGTATGAACCGGACGCTCGGCGCGGCTGCCAGGGACACCAAGAAGCTAGAACAGGCGAACGACGCTCTTCGCAAGAAGATGTCGGCGATGCAAGCCGCCACGGGCAAGGGAACCTCTGGCCTCAAGGGGATGACCGGGGCGCTCCGTGGCGGTGTGGCTGGACTGGCGAAGTTCGCTGGCGGCGTCGGGTTGGTTGTCGCTGGTGTGGCCGCCCTTGGGTATGCCACCTTCCGAACCATCCGCGCGCTCTCTCGGTTCTCCGAAGACTTCCGCAAGATGGAGTCGGCCATCGCCAAGACTGGCGTGTTGATCGACGCCAGTACGTCCGCGCTGCGTAGGATGCGTAGCGAGGTGTCGGAGATGTCCAACGAGGTTGGGCGGTCGACCCAAGACCTCGCGGCCGGGTTCTTCGACATCGTATCCGCAGGTAACGAGGCCGCCGACGCGATGATCATTCTACGTCAGGCGGGGAAACTGGCGACCGGTGGTTTCGCGGAGACGAAGGACACTGCGGACATACTGACCGCAGCCATCAACGCGTACAATCTCAGCGCCAGGGATGCGGAACGTGTTTCCGATGTTCTGTTCCAGACACAGAAACTCGGTAAGACTACGATCAGCGAACTCAGCCAATCTCTAGGTAGCCTCCTACCTATTGCCGCAGCTACCGGGACGTCCCTGGAAGACATGGGGGCGGCACTGTCTACCCTCACAGGTGGTAGAGCGGGTACCGGGCGCACAGTGCAGGCGGTAACCACCCTCCGCACGCTATTGAACAGCATTCTCAGGCCGTCCAAGCAGGCGACCAAGCTCGCGAACGAGTTGGAGCTTGAATGGAATTCGACCGCGCTGGCGGCCAAGGGCTTCGCCGGGTTCATCCAAGACTTGCAGAAGCGGTTCGAAAGCACGGACGAGAGTGTCCGTATCACCGCATCCGAT